GCAGTTTTTGTTTCCAGGATTGAAAGAAGAATTTGAATACATCATGAACCGTAAAATTGAAAAATGGGAAGAATACGGAATGAATGGCCGCTTTCAAGTATGCCGAGAAGGTGAGCCACTGGTGTATCATTGCGATCCACAACGCTGGGCTGGCATGCTGTATCTCACACCCAACGCACCTTATCAAACCGGCACATCCACACACGCACTCAAGGGCACAGATGTGCGACATCTCAGCCACCCTGATGTAAACAAATGCTTCAGACCAGGCAGCCAGAATCTGGATAGGACTATATTTGAACCTGTGGACAACTTTGGCAATGTGTACAATCGCCTGGTGATCTTCAATGCTGGATACCTACATTCAGCTACAGATTATTTTGGATACAACAACGACAACTGCCGATTGTGGCAGATGTTCTTCTTTGATTAGACGCAGGTGATTTCCAACGATGTTATCTTTTTTTGGATAGCATCTAGATTCACAGTGTTCCACAGGCCCGGATGCAATGGTCTAGGCCAATGCCTGGCTTGTATCCATGCATAGCCCACATGTTCGTGATTGAGTTCGGGAATGAATTCGTGATCCACTCGGCACCAAAAAGTATGATATTCAAATCCTCTATCAGGTGATGTGAATTTTTCAATGGGTATCAACTGCTGATATTCAGGCATGCTGCCCAATTCTTCTGTACACTCGCGTTCCACAGCCGCCATGAGTGTTTCATCGGGTTCTACTTTGCCGCCAGCCAATCCCCAGGTGTCGGGATATTTTGAATCGTTGCGTAGGAGATAAAGATAGCAGCGAGTTCTCGCACAGTAGAACCAGATGCCTACTGCTTTTACAATACCAGGTTCCATGAGCCTCCGGTGTACAAGCCGTCAATACTCTTGACCCACTTGGTTCCGTTCCAGAAGTATTGTATGCCTGTGGTTAGATTGACCACATATTGTGGATCGGTGCTGGCACTATTAAAAGCAATGACCCAGCGTATACCATTATATTCAATGATGTCATTGGCATTGGCAATCAAGGGTTGTCCACCGGTACCGCGCCAGGCTATAGGGTTGCTTGAATTGTCGGCATCGCCAGTGCCTTCATTCAGTAGATATCGTTGCCCAACAGCAGCAGCGGGAAGCCCATCTCCGGGCCCAGCAGTAAGTGGATTAACCACAGCATCCACTGGTGACAGCGTGTTCTGTGGTGCCGTATCCGGATCAATATTGTAGATCAACAATCGATCATCTGCAGGATTCACAGCAATAGTACCCACAATGCTTGAATCTGGATTCCAAGGATTGTCCAATGTGATATAACTAATGCCCGGGCGTAACACACCATAGGCATTGATCACAGTGGGCCAAGTGATCTGTGGATTTTCTACTATAGGAAAGTCAAATGGTGCTAGGCTTATGCGATCTGGGTTCACAGGCTGCGGAGGTTGTAATACCTGTAGTTGCCCGTCTAACAAAAGCACCTGATAACCCCAAGGAGTAACTTTGACTCGAGTACCTAGCAACAAGTCATTGTTGCTTATGGCATTCACAGCATCGCCTTGAGCGTCAAATATACTAGCGATTACTCGTTCTACCACACCCAGTTTCTTGATCTTGGCCGGTGACGAGATCCAGATAGGCATGCTGAATGTCATGGTCATGATGTCTATAGGATCATTGGTACCTTGAGGAACACTCCTGCTGCTCCACTTGACATTGTCAAGATTACACACAGTGAGACTGGTCCAGTCAATGTAGTTGTCTGTGGCCTGTATCTCCAGTGCTGGGTTAAACAGCGTGGCGATCTGTTCAAACAACTGCATCTTCTGATTGGTGTTACTTGTCCATATATCCAGATCAATTGTAAGTTTGTAAGGTACGGGCATGAGTCTTTCTACTTGGAAAGCATTGCCTTGCGTGGTTTCATAACTTTCTGTGCCCGGATCCCAAGTACGCTGACGAACCAACATCTTGTTCACATGATACGGTTCTTGCATGCGTTCACGGTCATAAGTCAACCCAGTGATGTGGAAAGTCATCATGGGAGTAGCATTTAGGCTGTTGGCCGAGTTCTGGTTGAGTATGGTCTGTGCTTGGCGACTAGCATCACCATAGCGTATGGGCACACGAACTAGATCGGTTGTGCCTTGTTCGTTGCGTCCGTACTCAACTTCGAACAAGCTGAACATGCGTGTGAATTGCAGCAGGTAGCGACGGATTTGTTCGTCGTAAAAGAATAATTGCATAGTTAGCTTGACTTCTGGTAAGGTTGTGTAGGCGGATACGGATTAGGAGGCAGATTACCACCTTGGTCACCATTGGCTAGATTGGGTTCTAGTGCTTCACTCAAACTCTGACGACTAGGTATATTGCCAAGATCCGTTGTGTTCACTGTGTATGTATTATTAACAAAGCTGCTGCGTAAAGTATCGTTGGTTGAGCCAGGGGTGAGATTGGTGCGTACCTTGCTTTCAATCTTGATCCAAGCAGTGCCGTTGAAACGGAACAAGCGATTGGGAAAATAATCCAATCGCAATGCAAACTGCCCAGCAACCGGAGTAGGAGGAAAATTTATTCCAGCAGTGACAGGCAATCCGTTAGGCGGAACTCCGTCTCCGGTCAAGTAACCTGCTGTGTATCCATCACCTCGGGGTGTGTTACCGTCATTAGCTACTGTGCGGCTGGCATCAGTGATGGTGTAGTCTGCGGTGTATGTGGCAGATTCAGGATTGGCTGGTGTTCCGTCTGGGTTGGTAGCAACAATATAAAATTTCACAACATCAAATCCTGATGTAGGAACTTCAGCTTCGGCTTGAGCAAGTATAGCATCGTTGATCTCCAAGTTTCTTGGCCGTGTGCTTTGTTGATCTTCAATAGTGGTAGGATTAGTGACCAAGGTCCAGTATTCCGTGTTGTTGATATCTGTGCCCGGTGGCACATTCTTGTTTGATGTATAATAAGTATCGCCATAAAGCACTGTGACACCGCCTGGATAGAAATTGCCCGGATCCCAGATGTTGATGGGTTCAAAGGGCTGTTTGGTAATCTGATTGAATTCTTGTGAGTTGACCATGGGTGTGGCCTTCACCCGCCACAAGTGAGGCAACCATGTTTGGCTGAACCCTTCGCTGGCAAAAGCCGCGTCCTGTATCACATACCATTTGGGCAAGGCTCTGGGTATGGCACTATCAAGCGGATTGTAATCTCTGAGATTGGGCAGTTCCAACACATCCCCGCTCATGAGTTTGCGACCCATGGTGTCGATCATGTTGTTGTAATGGAATGTGATGAACAAGGTATCGTTGTTTAGGAACAGGCCAAACTGGGTGAGATCAAAGTCAATATCTTGTTGTTTATAAACGCCGCGCATGATATAGATATCGTTGTCATAGGCTCGATCACGGTTTTCCAACAGCAGCAAATCTTCGATAAACAGCGGGTTTGTTGAGTCGTATTTGGGCAGGGTAGCGTCGTTGTTACCGGTGTTGTCGTTTGTGAGTGGTCCCAAGTATTTGTGCAGATACATGTCCACCCCGCCAACCTGATACATTTCACTAATTGTGCGGTCAAAAAAACGATAATCCGCAGTGCGATTGGGACGGTATAGACTGAGTCTTGGCATGGTGTTGTATTTATGGGCAGGTTGACCAGAAAGTCTGCTTCAGTTATAATACTCGCATGAAAGTCATAAAGCTAGATCGCAGATACAAACCGCACAAAGAAGCCGGGTATCAAGCCGGCCTACGGTTCGAGAGCTGGTGGGATCATAAAGACAAAATCTCCCAGATTGAACAAATCTGTCAAGCCCGCTTGAACAGCGGCTGGGCGGCCAAGAACTCTGATTGGCTTGCGTATTTTGGAAAACGGAGATACAGCATATCCGCACCCTACTACATCATGTTTCGCAGACAATCAGACATGACATTTGTGCTCTTGTGCGCTGACTTGACCAAAAAATCATAGTGTGCTATAATTACATCATAAACAGTCACAAAGGAATCCTATGGCAACCCTAGCAGCAAAAGCCAATGTCAAAGCACTAAACCCTCGCAGCCCTGACACAAAATATGTTGGCAACGAACCTGAGTGGCGTGTGCAACCAATCAGCAATCGTATCAGCAGCTTCAGCAATGCGTTTGGCTGGTACAACTATTTCTACGGCAAAAAAGATGCCAAGGACTTTATTGCGGCTTACTTGGACGCACACAATCGTACCAAGGACGCTCGCCGCATCCGCACCTTGCCCGACAGCCAAATTCGACTGACCACAGGCTGGCTATGCCGCATGGTCACAATGGGTCTGGAACTCACAGATCAGGAACAGATCAAACTAGACAACCTGATCTTAGAACTCCTGGCAGAAAAACAAGCAGAACCTGTGGAAGCAGTGGAAACAAAGCCCGCTGGCCCTACCATCCAGGATCGGTTGAAGGAAAAAGCGTCGGAATGTGCCGGTGAGATCGAAGGCCTGTTTGACGACTTCATTGCCGCAGGTGCCAAGATGTCAGCACAATTCCAGCCCATCACCATCATCCGTGGACACAATGTAGCACCACAGTTGATCCATCAGATCCAACAGATCTGGAAAGGTCACTTGACTGAACTGGAAGCAGCAGTGGCTGGCAAGGATCCGCAGTTGGTCGAAGGCTACGGCTATCTAACCAAAACTCAACTCAAGCAACTGGTAAAGTTTGCTGAGCAGGTGATCACTGACTGCAATAATTATGTGCAGATCAAGAAAGTGGAACGCAAACCGCGGGCTAAGAAAGCAGTGAGTGCTGAAAAAGTCACAGCCAAATTCAAGTATCTCAAGACATTCCCAGACCTCAAACTGGTGAGTGAGCCTGCTGTGAAACTGGTGGATGCCACAGAAGCATGGCTCTACGATACCGTGAAACGCAAACTGATCCATGTGGTTGGTGACGCACATCGCGGCAACTTTACAGTGAAGAGTTCTGCTGTGATTGGTTTTGACACAGGTGCAAGTTCGCAGAAAACCCTGCGTAAACCAGCAGAGACCCTGAAAGCATTGTTGGCAGCAGGCAAGCCGGCGACCCGCAAGATCTTCAAAGAGTTGAGTACCACAGAAACCCAATGGAACGGGCGTGGTAATGACAACTTGATCATCCTCAAGGTCTGGTAATGTGCTAAATATTGGGGACGGAGTCCCCAATGGAAGAACAACAACCAATAGACCTAGTAACACTCAAAAACAACCTTTTTGAGTATGTGCGCCTGCAATTGGGCAGCCAGATCATTGACATTGAACTGGATCCTGCCCACTTTGAAGCAGCATATCAGAAGACCATTGGCACTTACCGCCAACGAGCCAAT